GGCTATATCACGATTGGCAACCGGGGCAGCGGCGGTGTCGTTTTCTTTGAGGGGCATGTGGATTTCAGCGGCGCGACCGTCCGAGGTCTGGATTTTGGAACAGGAGAATAATGCCGTTATGAAGAAAAAATTGAAAAATTCAGAAGTGCTCGTATATCTGAAGTCGCTCAAGCCCCTGCTTGCCCGGCGGGACAAGATCGGATATGTGGCGGCCCGGAATTACCGCTTTCTCTCCAATTCCATCGTGGAGTTTGACACGATTCGCTTAAGCCTGATCGAAAAGTACGGCGAGAAGGGAAAGGACGAGCGGGGCGCGCCGACCTATACGCTCAAAATGGATTCCCCCAACTTCCAGCAGTTCTGCGACGAGCTGGCCCCGTTCAATGAAATGGAGCATGAGGTGGAGCTGATGATGGCGAAGTATGACGACGCCGTTGGAAATTTGTCGGGGGAAGAGATTCTGGCAATCGACTGGATGCTGGAGGATTAGGAAGGGGTGAGTTGATTTGGCCGACATCAGCAGTTATCTAAAGAAAATACTGGAGGCTATCTATGGCGAGGAGGTGCGCGGGTCCATCCACGACGCCCTGGCCGCTATGAACCAGGAGTCCTCCAGCGCGATGGAGTTTGCGGCCACGGCCAAGGACTCTGCCGCCGCCTCCGCCGAGAAAGCCAAGAGTGAGGCGGCCACCGCCGCTCAAAAGGCGGAGGAGGCCAAGGACTCCGCCAAAGACGCCCAAACGTCCGAGGAACGGGCCAAGGCCTCTGAGACCCAGGCGGGACAGTATTCTGACAATGCCATCGATGCGGCAAGCCGCGCCAAGGAGTCAGAGACCAATGCGGCTGATTCGGCGGAGGCAGCGATCCAGAAGGCCCGGGAGGCGGAAGAATCCAGGAATGCCGCCGCTCTGAGCGCGTCCGAGGCAAAAGCCGCTGAGGATCGGGCCAAAAACGTCAGGAATGAGGTAGAAGCGCTGGGCGGCCAGGCAGCGGCAGATGCGAAGGCTGCTCAAGCCGCCAAAGAGGCCGCCGAGAAGGCAAAGGCGGCAGCCAAGCTCAGCGAGACCAACGCCAAGGAGTCGGAAACCGTCGCGCTGGGGGCTAAGGATGCCGCGGAGGCCGCAAGCGGCGAGGCTCAAGCCGCTAAAGAGAGCGCCGAGGATGACGCCCTCTCCGCTGCGCAGGCCAAAGAGGACGCCGAAAATGCCAAACTGGCCGCGGAACAGGCCAAGACCGCCGCCGCAGAGAGCGCCGGAAACGCCGCGGAGAGCGCTTCCAGGGCAGAACAGTACAGTGGGAAACCGCCCAAGCCTCAAAATGGAACCTGGTGGATCTGGGACGCGGAAACGGGCACATACTACGACACAAAAATCAGCTGTGAGCTGCGGGGGCCCATTGGCGTGGGCATCGACGACATCCAGATGACCGAGGGCGACCACTCCCCCGGCAGCACAGACGTTTACACCGTGCATCTGACAGACGGGTCCTCGTACAACATCTCGGTCTACAACGGTCTGAATGGAACGGGCGCGGGGGACGTGCTGGGCATCTCCTTTGACCTGGTCATCCCCAAGAACGGGTGGAAGGACGGGAGCGTCACCCTTGCCGACAGCCGGCTTTTGGCCCTGGCGACCCACAAGTATTTTCTCAGCGCCGAGGAGGCCTGCAAGGAGGAGTTCATCGACTGCAACGTACAGCCGAAGGACATCACCGCCTCCGGCTTTCTCGTGTTTACCTGCGACACCGACCCGGCGATGGATCTGACGGTCCATCTTATCCGGTTCGAGCTGTCCGGCAACGGGGCTATTCAGTAAGGAGGTGCGGCCCGTGGAAATCGCAGTCAAAGAAACCTATGCCCATATGCTCAAGGATGAGAGTCTGGTGCAGAACGCCGAAACCCTCTACATCGTGGAGTTCCTCTTTGATAAAAGCTGGGATGGCTACACAAAAACGGCCATTTTCAAGGCCGGCAGCGTGGAGCTGTCCGTGAAGCTGACGGACGACCGGTGCATCATCCCCGCCGAGTGTTTGAAGCAGGCGGGGGTCAGTCTTCGCATCGGCGTGTCCGGCGTCAAGGGCGGGGAGCAAAAAGACACCGTATGGTGCCTGACCAGCCGAATCATGTATGCCGTCGATGCGGCCCAGCTGGTTCCGCCCTCCCATTCCGGAGCAGACATACGGGCTCAGATTCTGGAAGTCATCCGGGAGAACACGGCTACGGACGAGGAAGTGGATGCGGCCCTGGACGATGCGTTCGCATCCGACTGGACGCCCCCGGACGACCCGGAGCATCCGGGGAATACGGCCACCGACGAAGAAGTGGAGGACGTTCTTGACGATGTTTTCGGCGACGAGCCGTAAACAAATACATTTAAGGAGGACATATCTATGTCTAAGCACACTACTCTTGACCAGCTGAAGATGCTGGCCCAGCGCACCAAGGGCGAGATCGATAAGGTCGACTCCAAGGTGGCAACCCTGTCCGGCCGAGTGGACACGCTGGAAGGCGCGGGCGGCCAGGCCAACGTCCTGGAGGGCGTCAAGGTCAACGGCACCGCCCTGAAAATCGTTGACAAGGTCGTCGATATCCTGATCGCCACTGGCGCCGCCAACGGCACTCTGGCGGTGAATGGTATCGACGTGCCTGTCAAGGGTCTGGCTGCCCTGGCCTACAAGGCCCAGGTGTCTGAGGCCGACCTGGACTCTGCCCTGACTGCCGTTCTGGCCGCCAAGGCCCCCAAGGCGGATGTGGACACCTTGATCGGCAGCGACGCCGGCAAGAGTGCCCGCACCATTGCCAATGAGGAGCTGGCCAAGCAGCTGATTCCCGAGGACGCCCAGGAGTCCCTGAACACCCTGGCCGAGATTGCCGCCTGGATTCAGGAACACCCGGACGACGCTTCCGCCATGAACGCCGCCATCACCAAGCTCAACGAGATCACCGCCGGTATCGGCGGTGAGGAGGACGACTACGCCACCGTGATGGCCGCCATCGAGGGCAAGATCACCGCCGCCATGGCCGGCATCGCCCAGGGCGCGACCAAGGTGGAGAAGTCCGAGACCAATGGCAACATCAAGATCAACGGCCAGGAGACCGTGGTCTACACCCACCCCGCCGGCTCCGCCGTGGAGGCCGGATTCAAGAAGGTGGGCAGCGACGCCAGCGGCCATGTGGTGCTGGGCGACAACGTGACCAAGGAGGATATCACCAAGCTGGGCATCCCCGGCCAGGACACCACCTATGAGAAGGCTACTTCCGCAGCCGACGGCCTGATGTCCAAGGAGGACAAGAAGAAGCTGGACGGCATGGCTGTGGCTGAGGACACCGAGGTGCAATCCATGCTGGATGAGGTCTTCGGCACCACTGAAGAGGAGCCTTAAATGGCTCCGTTAAGGGGGATGGGGGCACAGATTCCCGTCCCCCTTTTTATATTTCCCGAAAGGAGCTCTCATATGGCAGAGAAACAACTCACCACCATAGAGCAGTTACGGGCACTGGCAGAGCGAGGGAAACAGGACACCCTGATCCGCATCAACGAACTATTGGACTCGATGATCCCTCTGCTGGAAAGCGCGCAGCATGCCGGCATCACCGTCACTCTGCCGGCCGAGAAGTGGAGCGGCAGAGCTCAAACCGTGCAGGACGAGTTCCTCCTGGCTGACGGAAAATACTGGTACATTGTGTGCGCCGACGCAGACTGCTTTATGGCGGCAAGCGAGACCGGCGTAAAAGCCGATAACATTACAACGGACGGTCAGGTCACGTTCCGGTGCGAGGTCACCCCCACGGAGAACCTGACGATTTCTATTTTGCGACTGGAGGTCGAGCAGAGCAATGAGTAACGCTAACGTCGGCAAGGTTTTCAACATGACCGGCGGCAACGGTGGCGGCGGCGCTCTGAAGCTGGAGACCCTGGCAATTACCAAGCAGCCCAACAAGACAATCTATAAGTCCGGGGAGTCCTTTGACCCGACCGGCATGGTGGTCACGGCGGGCTATGGGTACGGTCTTACTTCAGACGTGACCGGCTACACCGTTTCGCCTCAGGTTCTGACGGATGGGGTCACGGAGGTGACCATTACTTACACGGAGGGGCGGATCACCAAGACGGCCAGCGTACCCGTGACAGTGAAGAAGGTGCTGGTGTCCATCGCCATCACGGCAAACCCGACAAAGATGACATACCAGTATCTGGAGACCTTTGATCCGGCCGGAATGGTGGTCACAGCCACTTATTCGGACGAATCCTCGGAGGAAGTCTCCGGATACACCCACTCCCCGGACGCGTTCTCCGCACTGGGGCAGCAGGCAGTGCAGATCCAGTACGCCTACGAGGGCGTGACCAAGACCGCAAGCCTGACGGTGACGGTGAACCCCATCGAGGTGGCCGTCCCGGTTCAAAATGGAGTTCTGACCTATGACGGAGAGACCAAGACGCCGGCGTGGACCGGATATGACACCGGAAAGATGACCATTTCCGGAGAAACCAATGGCGTCAATGCAGGCACCTATTCCGCCAAGTTTGTTCTGGACTATGGCTATGTATTCCCCGGAGGGCAGAATGAGGCGACCGTAAGCTGGGTCATCGACCGGGCGGTCATCGCTTCGCCGCCGAAGCAGAGCAATGCGCTGGCGGCCAATGGAAAGCCCCAGTCCCCCACCTGGGACAACTATGACACCAGCAAGCTGACCATCGGCGGAGAGCGGTTCGGCACAGAGGCCAAGGACTATACCGCCACCTTTACCCCCACGCCCAACTACAAGTGGTGGGACGGCTCCACCGGGGCCAAGGAGGTCATCTGGACCATCACCAGCGTCATCGTACCCATCCCGGTGCAGAAGGGCTCTCCCGTTTATACGGGCGCGCCGCAGACGCCAGAGTGGGACAACTTTGACCAGGAGAATTCCTCGGTATCGGTGACACCCCAGACCAACGCGGGCACCCATACCGCCACCTTTACCCTGCTGAAAGGCATGTGGTCGGACGGCACCACCGGGAAGAAGACGGTAAACTGGACCATTGGCCGGGCCAGCCTGGCGGCGGTGCCAAAGCAGAGCAGCGTGCCGAAGTACGACGGCAACCCCAAGACCCCGTCCTGGGACAGCAACTATGACAGCAATAAGATGACTGTTTCGGTGGAGCCCCAAATCAACGCCGGGACGGGATACACCGCCACCTTTACACCGGACTCCAACCATCAGTGGTGGGACGGCGAAGTGGGCGGCAAGACCGCGACCTGGTCCATCGCCAAGGGCGATCAGGTGGTGACGGTAAACCCCGCGGCTGTGACCCTGAACACCAGCGCCCGAAGCGCCAAATTCACGGTGACCCGGAAAGGGGACGGTGTGATCTCCGCCATCTCCAACAATCAGAGTGTGGCTACCGTGAGCAACGTCAATCAGATCACGGGGGAGGTGACGGTGAACAGTGTAAAGGACACCACAGGCACCACCACAATTACCGTCAAGGTGGCAGAGGGGGGCAACTATCTGGCCGGCGCGGACAAGCAGGTACAGGTCAAGGCTCAGTTCGTCACCATCTACGGCGTGGAGTGGGATTGGACCAGCAGCGGCTCCACCAAGGGAAAGCGCACGGACGGGGCGACCGGGTTCGGCGACCCCAATCCGGCAGTGAATAATGGCTCCGGCTCCTCTCCATTTGACAACCTGTACCCGTGGAGGGACATGACCAAGGTTACCCGGACCGGTGGTGTGATGGTGAAGGAGCCCAAGTATTGGTTCAAGTGGACCAAGACGGGGAAGAAGTTGAAGCTGCAAATCGCGGACGGCCCTGTTGAGGGGTTCCATGTGGACCCTGTGAATATGGATCGGGGCGATGGCTTGGGCGAGCTGGATCACTCCTACATCGGCCGGTACCACTGCGGCTCCAACTGGAAATCGGAGACCAATCAGGCGCAGATGGTCAACATCACCCGTTCCATTGCCCGCACCAATATCCACAATCTGGGGACGAACATCTGGCAGATGGACTTTGCCCAGTTCTGGTATGTGAATATGCTGTTCCTGGTGGAATTCGCGGACTGGAACGGTGAGCGCATCGGCCTGGGCTGTTCGGCCAGCGGCTCCAGGGAAAACAACGGAAAGACGGACGCCATGAAATACCACACGGGAACCACGGCGGTCAACCGGAATTCCTATGGGTTCTGCCAGTACCGGAATATCGAGGGTTGGTGGGACAACGTGTACGACTGGATGGACGGGTGCTACTACAATGCCAATGGCCTGAATGTCATCAAGAATCCCAATCAGTTCAGTGACAATGCCAACGGGGTTCTGGTGGGCAAGCCAACCAGCGGCTACCCCAGCGATTTCGCCATCCCGACTCAAAGCGGCCTGGAGTGGGCGCTTTACCCCTCCGAATCCTCTGGCAGTACTACAACTTGTGTCCCGGATAGCTGGGATTTCTACGGTAGTTACCTGTGCCTGCGCCATGGCGGTAACTATGACCGGCTCCAGAATCGCGGGCCTTTCTGCGTGAACTACGACAGCGCGTCGTACTCCAGCTCCTACGTCGGCTGTCGCCTCCAGGAGCGCCCGCCGAAGGCGGCGTGACTTATTCCCCTGTAGAGGAGGGGGTTTGGGGTGAGGGGACCGCAGTCCCTTCCCCCAACCTCCGCCTTATAAAAATTCAAAATGGAGCGATTTTGCTCTAATAAACCGCTTTTCCTTTGGTAAGGGGAAAGCGCGGGGTCAACTTTGCAGCAGACGATGTCCCGGATAACTGGAATTTCAACGGTAGTAACCCGTGCCTGCACCATGGCGGTAACTATAACCAGAACCAGAATCACGGGCCTTTCTACGTGAACTACAACAACGCGTCGAACTCCAACTCCAACATCGGCTGTCGCCTTCTTGAAGCAGACGCAGGTCGAAGGACCTGTCGGGTATGGCTAAACCTCCTTTTGGTAGTCAGGGTTCCTCACCCTTTCTATTACGCATCGTTGACCGCGCAGCACTTGCTGAAGATGAGCCGTCAGGACACAGCTTAGTACACTTCGGGCCGGGTCCCGCCCCGGAACCACCCGCGGCGATGGAACAGTTGTGAGGCTACAAGGAGGAACACTATCCCTGATGAAACGAGTTAGAATTTACCAACAAATCATTTCCGATGAAAACCTGCGTCTGGCTATTCAGGATGTCAACCGGGGACACCGGCGCAACGGCGACCACAGCTTAAATAAGAAGGTCATGGAAATCGAGGAGCATATCGATGAATATGTGGTAAAACTCCGCAAGTTCATCGAGGACCTGGTGGCCGGGGACGAGCATATGCATAAACCGCTGCAACGGCGGAAGTGGGACCGGAACGCGGACAGCGGCAAAGGGAAATGGCGGGATATCAACGAGCCGCTCTTGTGGCCGGACCAGTATGTCCACCATGCGGTGGTGCAGCCCATGATCCCGCACATCAGGCGGAGCATGGACAAGTATTGTATCGCAAGCGTACCAGGGCGTGGCAACTCTTATGGCGTAAAGGTTTTAAAGAAATGGATGAAGAACGACCCTGTGGGCACCCAATACTGCGCGGAGTGCGATATTCACCATTGCTTTGTGGAGGTGGACCCGCCGTATGTCATCCACGCGCTGAAACGGCTGTTCAAGGATCGGGAAACGCTCTGGCTATGCGATGCGCTGATGGAGTACGGAGTCCTGATCGGCGCATTCTTCTCCGCATGGTTCCTGCATTTGCTGCTCCAACCGCTGGATCTGATGATCCACCAAAAGCAATATGGCGTGAGCCACTATCTGCGGCAGATGGACAACTTCACAATCTTCGGTCCCAATAAACGGAAACTGCGGAAGCTGCTGGAGGACATCAAAGCATGGCTGGGTGAAATCGGCATGAAACTGAAAGACACCTGGCAGATCTTCCGGGTGGGCTTTACGCCAAAGGTGGCAAAGGCCCACGGGGACTTATCCGAGAAGAAACAGCGGCACCGCCGTCCAAGAATTCCGTCGGCATTGGGCTATCGTTTCGGGCATGGGTACACGATCCTCCGAAAGCACAATCTGTTCCGACTCAAGCAAGCGCTGCACACCTACTACCACCGGCGAGACCGGAACCGGGTCATTTCTTTTAAGCGGGCATCCGGGCTGATCTCAAGACTGGGGCAATTGCGTAAGTGCAACAGTCAGCGAATATTGGAGCGGTATTACCAGCCGAATACCATGCTCAATCTCAAGAAAGTCGTCCGAAGGGAATGTCGGCGGCTACAACGATTATATCCGCCTTATCGGGCGGCCTGAAAGGAGTGGCACCTATGAAAGTACAGGGAATGGTCGATCCGGGGAAGTTCACCGTGGAGCAGATCCCGGGAACCAACCGAAGCCTTGTGCGGCTGTTTCAAAATGTAAAACCGGCAGAAACCGAGGAGTTCACCGGATATGAGTACGACGAGTACCACGTGGAGGTGGAAACCTGGGACGGGATTGTCCGGAACGTCCGGGACAACTATGAGGAGTTCCTGAAGAAAGGCATGGACAATGAGATCGACCTCAGCAACGAGGCTCTGTATCGTGCTCAGAAAGAGCTGGCGTCCTATGTGGAACTGGCCAATGCGATTCGGGAAGGAGTGAACGGAGTTGACTGACAAGGATTTTGTGCTGACCACTATGCGGGAATACGGCATGCGCCGGGCCCAGGATTTGCAGGAGACCTCCGAGGGCATGACGGGCACCGAACTGTACGAGAAAGAGGATTATATTCCAGACTTCTCTGCCGCGGTCGCCAAGAAGAACATGCTGGAGCGCAAAGCCGGCAAGACGGACGGGTTCCTGTGTCGGTCTTCTGCGGGGCGTATTGTGCGCCTTATCCAAAACTACAACAGCGACACCTACCCCCAGGAGCCGGAGGAACTGCCCGCCCAGTGGGGGTTCTACTGGTCGGACGATCCTAAGAAGGCCCTCCCCTTCGTCGCCATGTCTACGAGCCTGTACAACACCGGGGATTGTTGCACCCACAACGGCCATGTGTGGCGATCCGGGCAGGACAACAACGTATGGGAGCCGGGGACGGTCAACGTAAAGTGGACGGATCTTGGCACGATTGAGGAAGTCATGGGCGATTGAGGTCTGTGTTCGTCTAATATAGGAGGTCGAGCGATGGTCAAAGAAAATTATGCTCTTGGCCCTCAGCATTCACGGCTCAGACTACGAAAAGCCGCCTTGGTAAAGGGGTGGTGATCGATCACAATGATTGGCTATATCGAGTATCTGAATGTGCCCGTCGCTTTAGGTCTAGCCATTATTGGCATATTTCTGGTTATGCAGATCATCGGTGAGGTTTTGGAATTTAAGGGAAAAGTCGTTCCTGAATTCGTCAAAATCCGAAAGTATTTTGCTCGTAAAAAGCAGGAGCGCCAGACCATGCAGGAAATGTCCACAACCATTCATGATGTGAAAACTATGCTAAGCAGCGTGGAGTCCCATTACAATTCAGACAATATTGCCAAACGCGATTCCTGGATGAAGTGGGTCAATGATCGGGCAGAGGTGTATGACGAATCCATTAAAGTTCTGAAAGAAGGGCTGGATAAAAACAATGAGATCACCATGTCTCTTTACATTGAAAGCAAGCGCAGCTCGATTATAAGTTTTGCATCGTACTGCGTTTGCCCCGATAATCCGGTGACCAGAGAGCAATTCAAGCGAGTCTTTCGCATCTATGCAGAGTACGAGGAGATTATCCGGGAGAACGGTCTGCAAAACGGTGAGGTAGACATCGCCATCCGTATCATCCAGGAAGCGTATGAAAATAACTTGAGAAACAGGTCGTTTGTCGAGGATGTACGCGGGTACGGCGGCGAGTAAAGCTATTTATTTGCTTCTGTGCTTAAAGCGGCAGAACGGTGTAAAAAGAGGTGTAGGAGAGTCGGTTATTACTTGACTACTCCTACACCTTGACCGTTCGAGCCCTGATATTGCTGGATTTTAAGTTTTTACTATATTTGAAACCAGAGAGAAGCAGCCGGGATGTGTGTGTTCCGGCTGCTTCTGTCAGATTTTAAATTTATTCACTGGCTTTCTTTGCATTCTGGCACTACCCCAAACCGTGAACCCTACAGGATTCCGGAGCTAACCGAGAGCGGACGCCCCTCATTCCCCGGCCGCATGGCGCTGGGAGGTGGTGGCCGCGTTGGTGCAGGCGCCTGGGGAGAGCCACGCTGACAAGTGCCCCTGCGTCCCGGATTGCGTTCCTGGTGTCCACCCAGTCAACTGCTTTTTTTGATGAGCGGCTTATGGACGTTTGGAGCGTGTAGACGCTTTTCAGACCCGCATGAGTGGTGGGGCTCTTTACAAACAGAAGTGCCTATATTATCATAGGGGACATCTGGATAATAGGGAGGGTTTTTGTGGAACGTCTCACTTATACGGCGCTGGAACAGGGGAGATATGACGGATACCTGCTGCGGCAGGCCCCTGAGCGGGTACTCCAATTCGGTGAAGGAAACTTTCTGCGGGGATTCGCAGAACATTTCATTGACGTGATGAACGAACGTACAGACTTTCAGGGTAAGGTAGTGGTGGTTCCCCCCGCCTCTGCCGGAAAGACCGGCCGCATCAACGATCAGGAGGGGCTCTACCAGCTCTGCCTGCGGGGGCGGCGCAACGGGGAGACGGTGGATCAGTGCCGGATAGTGAGTTGTATCAGCCGGGCGGTGGACGTGTTTGAGGAGTATGACGCCTTTCTCCGCACGGCCCATAATCCGAATATGCGCTTTATCCTCTCCAATACCACCGAGGCAGGAATCGTCTACGAGCCGTCCAGCCGGATGGACGACCGCCCCCCCGCAGGGTTCCCGGCCAAGCTCGCACGGCTGCTGTGGGAACGCTACCAGACCGGACTGCCGGGGTACATCATTTTTCCCTGTGAGCTCATTGCGGACAACGGCGGGACGCTGCGGGACTGCGTACTGCGCCACGCCCGGGACTGGGGGCTGGAGGCGGGCTTTTTCCGCTGGCTGGAGGAGGAGAACGCCTTTTGCAGCACTTTGGTGGACCGCATTGTTACCGGCTATTCCCCGGAGCAGGCCGGGGCGGTGGCGGAGGCCACAGGCCTGGAGGACAAGCTGCTGGATGTGGCGGAGCCCTTCGCCCAGTGGATTATTGAGGCTCCGGAGTGGGTGCAGGGGGAGTTCCCGGCGGAGCAGGCCGGTCTGCCCGTGCGCTTTGTGGCCGATCACCGCCCCTACCGGGAGCGGAAGGTGCGCATTCTCAACGGGGGCCACACTGTCCTGACCCCGGCGGCCCTCCTCTCCGGGCACACGCTGGTGCGCACCTGCATGGCGGACCGGGGGCTGAGGAACTTCCTGGATGGGGCGCTGTTTCAGGAGATTATCCCCACACTCTCCCTCCCCCGGGCGGAGTGCGAGGACTTCGCCCTGGCGGTGGAGGAGCGGTTTGACAACCCCTACGTGGACCACCGCCTGGTGGACATTGCCCTCAATTCCGTCTCCAAGTGGCGGGCGCGGGTGCTGCCCAGCGTGGAGGCCTTCCACCGCCGGCAGGGGGCGCTGCCCCTCCGGCTGGTATTTTCTTTTGCGGCCCTCTGCGCCCTCTACAGCCGGGGAGAGGGGGAGGGGTGCCCAGTGCGGGACGAGCCGGCTGTGCTGGATTTCTTCGCCCGGCGCCAGGCGGACGGACCGGAGGCGCTGGTCGCCGCCTTTGCCGCCAGGGTGGACTTCTGGGGCCGGGATCTGACAGAGCTGCCCGGCTTCGTCCCCGCCGCGGGGCGGGCCATGGCCCGCATCCGGGCCGATGGCATGGCCGCGGCGCTGGAGGCCTGCGGGAAGGAGGCGCTGAAATGAGCCGCTGCCTGCGTATTGCGCCAACAGACAACGTGGCCGTGGCCCTGGAGCCGGTGGCGGCGGGGATCCGCGTGGCGGTGGAGGGGGCTTCCGTTACCACCCGGGAGGACATTCCCCAGGGGCACAAGCTCGCACTGACCGCCATCCCCGCTGGGGCGGATGTGATCAAGTACGGCTATCCCATCGGACGGGCCAGGACGGAGATCCAGCCGGGCCAGTGGGTGCACACCCACAACCTGGCTACCCGGCTGGATGGGGCGGGCGCCCCCCAGGCTCAGGTGAGGGGTGGGGCCCCGGCCCCCCTGCGGCCCCGCTCCTTTCAGGGCTACCGCCGGGCGGACGGCCGGGTGGGAATCCGCAACGAGCTTTGGATCGTGCCCACCGTGGGCTGCGTTAACGGCGTGGCCCGGTCCATGGCCCGGCGGGTGGAGGACTATGCTAGGGGGCGGGTGGACGGAGTACACGTCTGGTTCCACCCCTACGGCTGCTCTCAGATGGGGGAGGATCAGGAGCACACCAGGGCCATCCTCTGCGGCCTGATCCGCCACCCCAATGCCGGGGCTGTACTGGTGCTGGGGCTGGGGTGTGAGAACAGCAGCATTGCCGTGCTGCAAGAGCGGCTGGGCCGCTGGGACAGCCAGCGGGTGGCTTTCCTGGAGTGCCAGGCCGTGGAGGATGAGCTGGCCGAGGGGGAGCGTCTGCTGCGGGAGCTGGCCGACCGGGCGGCAGCGGACCGGCGGGAGCCGGTGGGGGCCGATGAGCTGGTGGTGGGACTGAAATGCGGCGGCTCCGATGGCCTTTCCGGCATCACGGCCAATCCCCTGGCGGGCCGGGTGACCGACCGGGTGATCGCCATGGGCGGCTCCGCCCTGCTGGCGGAGGTGCCGGAGATGTTCGGGGCTGAAACCCTGCTCATGAACCGCTGCGCCACACCCGAACTGTTTGAAAAGACCGTGAACCTGATCAATGGATTCAAGGATTACTTTACCAGCCACAACCAGACCATCTATGAAAATCCTTCCCCGGGTAATAAGAAGGGCGGTATTTCCACCCTGGAGGACAAGTCCCTGGGCTGCACCCAGAAGTCAGGCAGCGCCCTGGTCAGAGGCGTCCTGGAATATA